CTACTCAAATGTCCAATGACAAAGGAACTTGGTTTGGATGGGAAGTTAGCAAAGTTGGTCCAGTACAAGATACTGCAATATACCAACAAGCTAAATCTTTTGCTGAAAGTATATCTAAAGGTGATGTCAAAGTTAAGCATGGTGAAAGTACAGATAGTACTAAATCAGAAGCTTCTCACTTTTAATTTAACCAATATATTGTGGGCGAGCAATCGCCCACATAAACTACAAACAGTTTAATAATGGATAATAAAGAAAGAAAATTTATAGAGACGTTTACAGGTTTGCAAAGAGCATTTGGTACTGCAGACCTAACAAAACTATCCATTGATCCAAGCACAGGTAAGGCTAGACCAGTTTATGGTTGGTCTCATGATGAGATTACTGAAAAAGATTATTTAGATCATTTAAACGGTAAACAATCTATTGGTATTCAACCGTGTGATGATAAAGGTATGGCAAAGTTTGGTGCTATAGATATTGATGACAAACAACATAGTTATTCTAATTTTCCATACAAAAAATATTTAGATATTATTGCTGAACATAAACTACCAGTTGTTCCAGTTAAATCTAAATCAGGTGGTTTACATTTATATTTATTTGTAAAAGAACCAATAAGAGCAGTTGCAATAAGAAATTTTTTAGAGGGATTATTATTTACATTAAAACTTCCAACCAACATTGAAATATATCCTAAACAAACTGAATTAGGTAAAGACTCAGAAGGTAAATGGAATATGGGTCAATACATTAACCTGCCATATTATAATAAAACTGAAAGAGTTGCATTTAATTTAGATGGTACAACATTTACTTTCGATCAATTTATAAATGTAGTTGAAGCAAATACATATAGTGCTGACGAATTAGAAGAGTTTACATTAGAACACACTAGGTCTTTATTAAATGGTGGTGGGGAAGAATTTAATGATGGTCCACCTTGTCTTGCAATATTAACTAAAAATAAATTAAGAGATGGTAGAGACAGATTTTTATATAACTATATGGTGTTTGCTAAAAAGAAATATCCAGACGATTGGGAGAAAATGGTTATTGCAGCGCCTGGTAAATATTTTGAACCCGGTGCTAATAATGTAATAGATTGGACAGAAGAAAAAACTAAAAAGAAATTAAAATCTTGGGTAAGAGAAACTAAAGGACATACTTGTACTGAAGATCCAATACAACCAGTATGTATGAAAGCAGAATGTAGAAAAAGAGCTTTTGGTTATTTATCAGATAAGAAAAGAGTTTTTCCAGCGTTATCGGGATTACAAAAAATAACTTATGCTGAACCACAATATACTTTTAATGTTACTTTATCTGATGGTCAAACTACAAAAGAAGTTAGAGCAAAAAATATAAAACAAATAATAGAGTTAGATAATATAAGAGCAATCATCGGTGCGGCTGCAGATATGATTCCACCAAAAATAAAACAAAATGAATTTCAAGATATACTAGATAATTTATTCCCACCAAAATTAACAACACCTCCACCTAAAGGTACTTCAGATGAAGAGTTGTTAGAAGAGTATCTATCTAAATATTTACATGGACCAAAAGCAACTACATATGCATCATTTAAAACTGGAGCTGTATTAATAGAAGGTAATGAAGGTTTTTTTGTTTACTCAAGTTTCTTTGATTCTTTAAAAAATAAAGAATGGAAGACAGATAGAAAAATAACTGCAGAGCAAATGACAAAATTATTTGATGCAAAATTTGGTGTAAGTAAAAGATTTCCAAAAAAAGATGGAGATACTAATTCTTATAATCCAATTAATGTAACTGTAGTATCTTTAGATAAGTTTCCAGGATTACTTTCTGATGAAAAACCACAAGAAAGAGTAATTAATAATACCAGGGGAGAAAATTTTTAATGATTAAAAAAATTTTTGGTCCTCCAGGTACAGGTAAAACAACTACATTACTAGATTTAGTAGATGAGTATATTAAAAAAGGAACTTCTTTAAATAGAATAGGTTATTTTGCATTTACTAGAAAAGCAGCTAACGAAGCTAAAGATAGAATGTTAGAAAGAAATCCTGAATTAGATAAAAAAGATTTGATATATTTTCAAACACTACATTCATTTGCTTTTCACACATTAGGTATGAGTGAAGAATCTGTATTACAACCAGTACATTATGAACAAATAGGTAAAGAATTAAATTTAAGAGTTACCGATACTGGAGATGAGTCTGGTTATTTAAATTTTAATAGTGAATATTTTAAACTTATTAATAAAGCAAAAGTAAAAAACATTTCTCCTGAAGAAGAATTTAATACTAATGAATGGAGTAATGAAATTGATTATGAAACCTTAGGACATATTTATTTAAACTACAATCATTTTAAAGGTGATAACCTTTATGATTTTAATGATATGATTACAAAGTTTGTAAATGAAAAAGAAAAATGTAAGGAATTTGATGTAGTATTTATAGACGAAGCTCAAGATTTATCTCCAATACAATGGATGATGTTTGATGTATTAAAAGAAAAATCAAAAGATATTTATTTAGCAGGAGACGACGATCAGGCAATCTTTGCCTGGGCTGGAGCTGATGTTAAAAGATTTTTAAATGAACCTGCAGAAGAAGTAGTATTACCTTATTCAAATCGAGTACCAAAAAACATACAGGATTTAGCTAACGTTATTGTTAGTAGAATAGAAACTAGAAAAGAAAAACAATATTTTCCAAAAAAAGGATCAGCTGGAAATGTTGAATTTATTTATAATATTGAACATATTGATTTAACAAAAAACAATTGGTTAATACTAACTAGAACCACTTATAGATCTGATGAAATATCCAAACAATTGAGATCAAATAATTTATATTTTAAAGATAGGTTTGGCAAGAGTTACAATGTAAGATTATACAAAGCGATACTAAACTTTAGTGAATTATGTAAAGGTAATTTAATTAATTTAGCAGATGCAAAAGAAATACATGAGTACTTACCAGACAATCCCTTTTTTAAATTTAAAGAAAATAAACAATATTATGCTATAGATGATTTTGGTTATGGTAAAGATTCTCTTTGGTATAATTTATTTACAAGAGCAGACCAGGATGAATGCTTTTATATAAGAACAATGTTATCTAATGGAGATAAACTATCACAATCTCCAAGAATAGAAGTGTCTACTATTCATGCAGCAAAAGGTGGTGAGTGTGAAAATGTTATTTTAGTATTAGACAACGCTAGAAAAATTAGACAATCTGTAGAAAACAATATTGATAAAGCAGATGAAGAACATAGAGTTTGGTATGTTGGCTCAACTAGAGCCAAAGAAAGCCTATACTTATTAAAACCAAAGAAGGAACGTTATGGTTATTCTTTGTAGTTTTAAACAGAACGGGATAGAGGGACATTTTCCGTGGAGAGTGGTAGCTTCAAGTTCTAACGAACGAAGTTGGTTCGGGGCCTTAATTCCCAAGTATTATATTACCCCGTTAAATCAACAACTACCACATTATAAAGGAGAAAAATATGACACATAAAGATGACATGGAAAAAATATTTCCACAAGATAAGCAGATAGGCGGAAGTCATTACAAAGACTTTCACATACAACCCTATGAGTTTATTTCTAAGAACGACTTGAGTTTCTTTCAGGGAAATGTTATTAAATATGTATGTCGTTATAAAAATAAAAACGGCATAGAAGATTTAGAAAAAATAATTCATTATTGTGAATTAGAAATTAAAAAGACAAGAGATACAGATGGCAAAAGAAAAAGGTAGACAATGGGACGGTAAGTCTCGACCTCCTAATGACAATTATAAAAAACGTTGGGAAGAAATTTTTGGTAAAAAGAAACAAGAAGATTTAGATAAAGAAGATCAAGAATATCTAGATTCATTAAAAGAAAAAATGTAATGAGAGTACCTATATTTACTGCACAAACAGAATGGATAGAACCAGAAGAATTTCCTGACTTAAGGTCCTATGATGAAATAGCAATTGACTTAGAAACTAGAGATCCTGATCTTATCACAAAAGGTTCTGGGTCTGTAATAGGTAATGGAGAAGTAATTGGTATTGCTATAGCTGTTGCTGGTAGAAAATTTTATTTTCCAATTGCTCATGGATCAGGGAGCAACATGGATCGTAAAAAAGTATTAGCGTGGTTTGCTGATACTATGGCTTGTCCAGCCATAAAAATTTTTCACAATGCTATGTATGACGTATGTTGGATACGTAATTTAGGTATAAAAATCAATGGTTTAATAGTAGACACCATGATTGCAGCATCATTAATTGATGAGAATAAATTTGCCTATTCTTTAAATGCATTGTCTTGGGAATATTTAGGCCACGGTAAAAATGAATCGGCCTTAACTGAAGAAGCAAAGTCTAGAGGATTAGACCCTAAAGCAGATATGTGGAAGTTGCCACCAATGTATGTTGGAGCTTATGCAGAAAAAGATGCCGAACTAACATTAGAGTTATGGCAAAAATTTAAAACAGAGATCCTCAAACAAGATATAGAATCTATTTTTAATTTAGAAACAGAATTATTTCCATGTTTAGTTGATATGAAATTTAAAGGTGTACGAGTAGATGCAGAGAGAGCTTCACAATTAAAGACTCAATTACAATCTCAAGAAGAACAATTATTATTAGAAGTACAAAAAGAAACGGGTATTGAACCACAAATATGGGCAGCAAGAAGTATTGCTAAAGTATTTGATAAACTTGATTTAAAATATTCTGTAACTGAAAAAACACAGTCCCCTTCTTTTACTAAAAACTTTCTTTCTGAACATCAACATCCTTTAGTTCAAAAAATTGCACAAGCAAGAGAGATTAATAAAGCTCATACAACTTTCATTGATACAATTATAAGATATGAACACAAAGGTAGAATTCATGCTGACATCAATCAAATAAGATCCGATCAAGGTGGTACTGTAACAGGACGATTCAGTTATAGTAATCCAAACTTACAGCAACTTCCAGCACGGAACAAGGAC